AGTGCGTATGACTTGATGCCGCTTTACCGTCAAGGGCATCTTGCAGACCTGATACATTTGATATCGAGTGCGTATGACTGGAGGCTGCAAATCCCGTGCTATCAATCCCGTCTAACAAATCTGAATCTGCAGCCTTGCCGTCAAGGGGTAAGTAACCTTGATTCGCGAGCTGCTCAATGATCGCTTCAGCTTGCGCCTGGAAGTCCGAGCCATCGAGAGTGATCAGGCTGTTGATTAACCCACACACGCTCGCATTAAATCTTTCGTCCGTAATGTTGGATGCTTCTATTTTGCTTACACCTGCGTTGACTCGAATTCGAGCAAGCGACAATTCGTAAATATTATTCGTCCTAGTAAGCGCGGGCGGAATAGGATTGCTTGCTGGTGATCCGGGTTTGATCACAAGCGAGACCTGCCGTGCCGATAGAGATCGATCGAGCCGAAGTACCACTCTGTCAATGCGTGGTTGAGAGGCTGCAGCGCCTATCGCAAGAGTTTTTATCCCTGCCCCATCATTCGTAAGCCAGTAAGCATAACCTTGAATGAGAGCCTCACCATAATTGACACGGACGGTCATTCCAGTCCCGGGAGCGGTGACTTTAAGGTTTGTCCCACCATTTTTAATCCCATCGGTCAAAAGCAACCGGAAATATTCCGCAAAGTTGTCTGCCTGATATATCCGGTCATCCCCAACCGAGTCAAAAAATCTTGATTTTTCAAGTGCCATATTGTTACCTCACAACTTCTGTTTTTCTAATTTCATCGAGTATGTTTTTATTTCGTTTTCCGAAAGTTGGAAGAATCCGGATTCTTCCCCGCTCGTATATCTCTTTAACTGAAGTTATTTTCTTTGGCTGCTCGATCCCGAGCGCCGCCGATTTCACCGTCACCACGCTCCCGATATCCCAATCCTCCAGGTACTTGAAGCTGGCGTTTGGCAAAGCCGACGCGGTCAGGGTCTCTGGTGCTTCCCTCTTCGAGAGCTTGTAGAGCGCCTCGTACCGCAAATCGTCGACGTTGTCCACGCTCCCGCAATCCTCCCACGCCTCGCGCCTGGCGTAGCCTGTGAGCGCTTCTTCCTCTGGTGAGCGCGACACCGTCTGGATCAGGCGGTTTTCATCCTCGCCTGCACCGCCTGCGTAGGCGTGAGTCACCTGGTTCGTGGTGTCCTTTGCGTACTCGATATTCTCTATGTTTTCGAAGTCGACCGACATCGTCACGGGTGCTTCCGAGCCCTCCGTCTGGTCTCGTTCGTCGATCACGTCAAAAACAAACCGCTTGTTCTCTAGGTCGACCGTGACCTTGTAGCCCATCCCCGTGTGCTCGCCGATATCCCGTAGCGTCTGGTCAAGCGGCTTGAACCTCTCGCTCCAAACGGTGCGCATGCCTCTGCCTTGGTAGGGTGCCATTTCGAGGCCTAGGAACCGCCGCCGCGTGTCCGACGGGTTCGTCGCGTGCTTTCGGACGTAGTGCCTTGCGATGGCTTCAGCTGTGGCGTCTGGAGGCATCGGGACATATTCGGGGTCTTCAGGCGCTGGCATCCAAGCGCTCATTTGGTTTCCAGCTTCGAGCTTGTATCGTCTCCAGTAAATCTTTGTGCCAATTGGCACATCTGGCGTTTCGAGCACGAAGAATCCGTGCGGGCGGTTCATCTGTGCTATGTCTGGTCTCGTTCTATAAATGCGAGTCCACGTATCAGGTGGCACGTAAAACATAAATCGAGATCCCGTGTTCAGCCCAATTACGATGGGGTGTTCGCATTTTATTTCCACTGACATTGTTATTGCGCCGCTGCTTGGTAAATCGTTTGAGTATTTTATTCCAATGAATTCGTCAAACGTATTTAGAACATACGTAGATATGAAGAAAAGCCCAGACGAATTGTGCGCCCCTGTTATCCAGTTAACATCATTTTCAACACCGCTATCGAAAGAGCTTACTGTGTTGTTATTGTTTCTGATGCCGAGCGCATTTGCATGACCGCTGTTTAGAATATAATTCCTGTTCGGGAGTTCTAGCTCGTCGCCTTCCTCTGGTGTGCGATCCCAGCCGAAGTAGTGTTGGTCGCTCTTTGCGTCTGGGACGACGACGCGCTGCGCGAAGATGCCTTTCAGCTCCCGCCCTGAAACCATCAGCGAGAGCGCGTCATCCTCGGTCTTATGGATGCCTGTGATCTCCCACACGCGCTGTTCGTCGATCATCAAGAGACGCCCTACCTCGAGGGTTCCCGCACCTTGGTCTTTCAGGCCGACGTGCATCTCCATCTTCCCGATCTCCCACAGGCTGCGCTCGCCCTGAAAGCTCGTGTATGTGTCAATGATTGCAAGGAGATTAAACTGCTTATCTATAATTTTCAATTCGGGTATTTGCATGTCTTACACCCCACCATATCTTGAGTAGCTCTTGATGTAGACCGTTGCTGTTGTGGTATCGTCACCGGACGAGTAAGTCAGTTTGTTTTCACCCGGTTGCAGCTGCAGCCAAGTGGATGCTGGATCGATATAGTTCATAGCATTCTCGACAGTCCCTTCTGCTCGCAAAATAGTCGCCGTCTTTTGTCCGGGCTGGGTACTAATTGTTAACAGGTCGCCTGCCGCCAGCTCACGATTGATTTGCAGGAATTCGCCCGCACCCGTGATTTCGAGCCGCGGTTGCAGTGCTGTGCCTGTTATCTCAAAGAGAATAGGTGCAGGAGTGTCGCCTTGATTGATTACCGTTGCCTCGTAACCACGCGACCCGAATTTGATACCTGGCGTCGATTGATCTGACGCAGGAATGTTCAGCGGAAACTTAAAGCCGCCCGATAAATAAGCGAGTCTGTCAACCGTCGCTATTGCCGCTCTCCAAGCTGGATCAGGACAATAAAAAACTACCTGTGTGGGTAAATAGAGACTCTTTCGTTTGCCATTCTCTCGGGGGCCTTGGCGGACGACAGCCGGCAACCACCACCGTCCAAAGTCGTTTTCGTACCACAGTTCGCCCATGTCACCTTCACGACTTATTGACCCACCCATTATTCGGGTCAGTTCTAATCGATTTTCGTACATAGAGCGGCGACTATCGCCATGAATATGAAAATTCAGTGTAACTTCGCGAGGTTCAAGTCTGAGTCCATGATAGAGTGCCCCATCCATGCCTGCGGGCGAATGAATGGACATCGCTACGTCAACCGCCCCAATTCCAGAAATACTCTCAAATATATAAGGAGGGGAGAAAGGTGAGACATCAACGGTTTCACCTCTCGGATTGATATAAGTTGCTCTCTGCATCAATCTTTACCTCCTAGTCATTCGCTCTAGCATTCGCTCAATCTCGCGTGAAAGAGTTGCCGGACTTTCGCGCTCGGAGTAATAGTTGATCACGATAGGCGGTAATGTGATCTCCGGTCCTCCGGGGTCTTTTGGGGCCGTAGCAGGCGTTGGTATGCCATGCGTTTGCCAAAACGCTATAGCGGCCTTGTTTGCCTCTCGAGCCATCTTCAATTGGTATGATTCGATTTGACTCGTCATTGTTTCAAACCAAGTGTTGATGTCCATCGCCTTAGAAGCAAAACCTTCATACAATTGTTCTCCAAGCGACTTACCCACGGCATCGTACGCAGGCGCAAAGGATCGGATTAAGTTGAGGATGTCCTTTTGGTTTCCAGTTAAGATTAGCTGCTCTGCTTCGGCAATCAGCTTGTGTTCTTTGAGCCGATCCTCATAAAATTTATCGAGGTTATCCAGCTGCTGTTGAAGTAACTTCTGTTCTTCCTCAGCGCGCTTGGCAATCTCATTCGCTTGATCGCGGAGTAGTTCTTTAGCATCTTCACGCTCATTCCTCGCCAACCACTTGTTGAGTTCTTCCTGTTCTTTAGCGATTTGCTCTTGGAGCTTTCGGCGATTGTAAGCGTCGTTCTCATACTGTAGCTGTTGCTCAAGAGCAGCGATCTTTCGACGACGTTTGCGCTCTTCCTCTGCGCGATCCTCACCCTTCGTTAGTTCATCAAGAGCCTTGATCTGCTCCTCAATTGCCTCACGTTGAGCTCTCGACCATTCCGACCAATTGTCCATGCTTTGTTGAATGTGCTCCTGCTCAGCTTGCCGCTGTGCTTCATAGCGCGCTCGGAGAGCCGTCAATACTCCGTCAGCAAGTTTCTGCAAGCTTTGAGTGTCGCGGTCTTTGATCCGTTTTTGTGTGTCGTAGAGCTGCTTCTCGAGTTCGATCCGGGCTTTAGTACCTTCTTTATGTTGTTGGATCATCGCTTTAATTCGTTCACGTTGCTGTTCGAGAGTAAGACGCCCATAATAGACATCGATTTCGTATGCACGTTTGACTTGTTCTTGGCGCAGCTGATACAACTGGCGATCAATCTCAAGGTATTCTTTCGACCCGATCTCATGCTGAGTCAGGCGACGTTCGAAAAACTGGATTTCTTCTTTAAGCGTCAATTGGTTCAACGCTCTTAGATGTTCGAATCTCGCAAGCTCTAACGCTCGATCGCGATCCTTGATTTGTTGCTGTAAATTAAACAGCTCTTTTTCAAGTTCAATCCTTGCGTTCGTGCCTCTTTTGTATTGGTGAACCATTTCTTGAACGCGTTCAACTTGTTGCTCAAGCGTAAGACGCCCATAGAAGACGTCCAGATCGTATGCCTGTCGCGCCTTAGCATTATTATGATCAATGATCTGTTGTTGCAAGCTGAATAGCTCTTTTTCGAGCTCAATCCGCGCCTCTGTACCTTTTTTGTGAGCCTCGACCATTTGCTTGATGCGCTCAGCTTGTTGCTCAAGCGTAAGTCGCCCGTAGAAGACATCAAGATCGTAAGTTTGACGCTGCTGGTTCTGCCGCAATTGATAAAGCTCACGTTCGATTTCCATATATTCGGCTGTACCAGCTTTATGCGCCGCAAGTCGCTTCTCAAGGGTTTTGATTTCATCAGCAAGCGTTAACTGATTCATTGCTTTCGCATGTTCAAACCTTGCGAGTTCCATTTCTTTGTCGCGATCCTTGATTTGTTGCTGTATATTAAACAGCTCTTTTTCAAGCTCTATGCGGGCGTCAGTACCTTCCTTGTGCTGACGGATCATTTCTTGAACGCGTTGCGCTTGTTGTTCGAGAGTTAAGCGACCATAGAAGACGTCCAGATCATAAGCTTTACGTGTTAGTTCTTGATCCCGTTCTTTAATTTGTTGCTGCAGGTCAAACAGTTCTTTTTCAAGTTCAATTCGTGCCTCTGTACCTTTTCTGTACTGGCTAATCATTTCGCGCAAACGCTCTGCTTGCTGTTCGAGGGTGAGCTTACCGTAGTAGACATCGGTATCGTATGCTCTACGCACCTCTTCTTGGCGCGCTTGATGGAGCTGTCTCTCAACCTCTTTGTAACCTTCAGTCCCGGCCTTGTACGAGGCGAGCCGCTTCTCAAGCATCTTGATCTCTTCAGCCAGAGTCAGACGGTTCATGGCTTTGAGATGTTCGATGTGAGCCGTTTCCTTCTCACGTCGCAAGGCATAGACTTGATCGTCGATCTTTGCACGCTCTTCCGCTGTCTTTGCATAGAGCCGACGTGCCCGTTCCAGTAGAGATATTTCCTCGTCAAACGTGATTTGATCGAGTCGCTTTTTCCTCTCTATTAGAGCAAGCTCTCGCTCCAAGGCGACATTCTTATCAGACTGTGCCTTGGATGACCTCTTTGCGCCACCACTCCTTTTAGGTTTTGCTGGCTTAAGCCAGGAGGGTTTACGTCCTCCTCCGCCAGGCCTATTAACGTCAATTCTAAATTTGTCATCATCAGTGCTAATCGTGGCAGATGCACCGTCCAACTGTGCGAGCTTGTCAAGAATCTTTTGCAGGGAATTGATCACATTCTTAGAGTGCTTATTAACATTCTCGTCCATGGACTTCATGCTTTGGAGAGAGTTTATAGCCATCAAAATCTGGGCTTGGGCAAGAGCATAATTCATTTCGATCATGACGTTTTTGGCATCAACGTCGCTCTGATATGCGTCTAGATTTTCAAGAATCTGATCTTTCGATACGCCATAGCGATCAGTCATAAACTCAAGCGCTTGCGCAAATTCCCTTGTGGCTGTGTCGCCTTCTCGCAATACATCAATCGCAGCTTGGAGATCATAAGCATCTTGGATTTCCTTATTGAGTGATTCATAGGCACTTTGCGCCGACCCAAGCATGCCAATCAGGTCTTTTAACTCTGGTGCTTTAATCGCGCCTCGAAATTTTTCAAGATCGGCGGCAGTTTTACTAAGCGTTCCACGCAGACTATCGAACGCTTTGTCTAGAGAGTCCGTAGGCAGCCTCATGGATTTGAATTTGTTTTCCAAATCTTTTTGCAGGCCTGAGAGACCGGTAAGCATTTTCCCAGACAACGTATTGAACGCTTTTTTCTCGTCTGCTGATGCGACACCATCCATGATCCGTTGTCCAAGCACTTTTGCTTTCGCCATCGTATCGGATAGGCTACTATCACTCGTCAAACTTTCCATGATCTGATCGACGATTGATATACCGTCAGCATCATCAATACCGCTCGCAGCAACCCCTGCAATGATCTGTGTGCGAACGTCCGTCAGTTCTGCAATGCCCTCAGCCACTGCCGCAGCCTTGTCGATTCGCAAAAATGATCGCATCATCGCTTCGGCAGCATCCGCTGATATATCTCCGCCTTCATTCGCGATCTGTTGCATACGTTCTGCTATCGCAGAGAACATCTCTTGAGGAATCTCTGATGCTTCGCTTCCAAGGCGCGCTTTAGCAAGGTTGATCGATTGGCCGACAAGCTCAAACAGCTCTTGCATGCTCGTTGTGATCTTTTGCTGATATTTATTGATGTTGCTTTCCATCTCTTCAAACGCACTGACATGCAGATCGATATCCGGCTGGATGCGTTCTTTATCGACTGCCTCGGAATAGGCCTCTTGCTCTGCTCTCAGCTTTCTTAGAGCGTCCGTTACTTCTCCGAGACGCGCTTCTTCGTCTGCAAGTTTCGCATTAGTTTTATCAATCGTATCGAGCAATTCCTCGTATCGGTTCTCGTTGCCTTTTTCCGCTTCTTCGAGTTTCAGTTTCGCCATCTCTTGAGAGAGCCTTAACTGCTCACGCATGAGCTCGACGTTCGTCAGAATCGCTTCACCTTCTGCGTTTATCCCGTCTGCACGAAAGCCGTAAGATGTGACAAGCTGGATTGAGATGCGGTTCATTTCCGCTGTCTCTTCCTTGGTTCGGAACGCGTTAGCGGATAGTTCTTCATAGCGATCTACCAACGACGTAGCACCATGAGCTTGCCTCGAGAGTTCTGATGCTTCTTCGTTCAGCTCACGGAGTTTCTCTGTAGCTTTTGCGCTCTCACCTGCGACTGCAGTTAAGACACCAACCAAGACAGAAATGCCGAGCGTGATCCAACCCCAAGGGCCGGAGATGACACCCTTAAGTGCTCCAAACTGCGCTGTTATCTTGCCTAGAATCGGTGAAGCAGACACCATGTCTGCAATCACGCCTTTGAAGTTAGTGCGAAACAAAAGAAGCGCTGCTCCGCCAATCAAAAGGGTTTTTCCGAAATTAACACCAAAAGTGATGATGCCCTGATTTTCGGTCGCAAAATCTGCAGCACCGCGTGTGAGTTGGTTTAGGAGCGAAAGCATAGGCGTCAAACCTGTGACGTTCGCTTCGCCGATAGCGACCTTGAGCCGTTGTGTTGAAGCCTCAAGAGCAAGCTGTGATCCTGCGAATTCTTCAGACAGCTTTTTCGCGTCTCCGACTTGATGACGCGTCTCTTCCATGATCCCGATGTACTCAGCTTCACGTTTTTGCGCTAAGGTCATCGCCTCGGTGGTGATCCCGCGCTGTTTTGCGTAGTCTTGCCACATCTTCGAAACGTTCTTTGTTACACCTGCGTTGTCGACTAGGATCGAGTTTTCGTTCTTCAAGCCCTCGGTGGCGGTCATGACCGCGTCGGCCAATGAGTAGCTAGCCTGCCGTCCGAAAGCCGCCGCGTCCTTCAGTCGGAGAATAATATCTATTGCTTCTTGTGCCTCAAACCCTCGTGAGAGAAGATTTTTAACTGATGTGGAAGCTTGCTCGAGAGGAATGAGACCGTCATCAATCAGTTCACCGATGGCCTTATTGATCGAACCCATGTCTTGGCCGGTTCCTTCGGCGATGGATCGCAAACCAACCATAGCGTTGCGGTTTTGAGCATATGCTGTTGTCGTCTCATCCAGCACCGAAACGAGCGTCTTGTAGCTCTTGATAATTACACCAATGATTGCAATAGCCGCAAGCATCTGAGCCTGACTCTCTTGCTGTTGCTTAGCAGATTCAGCCTCAGCACGAGCTGCCTCTAGGATTGCCTCGGTGCGCTTTTTCTTCCCCTCCACATACGATTGCAGCGACTTTTTGCTCTGCTCAAGTCGGGCAATTTTCCCTTCGATAACAGAGGTATCTTTCTGGCCGGCTTTTTGAACTTGCTCAAGTTCTTGGCGAAGTTTCTGTAGAGCCCTTTCTAACGTCCGTTCTGTCTTCTCGGCTTTGGCATACACATCCGCCATTCCACTGGCTGCGCGTTCTGCAGCCTTGAACCCCTTGTCAACGCCATCAGCGACGGAGCGGACGACAAACACTAATCTTTCAACTTCATAATCCATGTGCTCACCAATCCCCCGCGTCTACTTCTTCGATGTCTTCTTTTTTCTGATCGAACTTATGCAGTTCGTTGTATTCATCCAACACGACGAGAAATTCATCGTAGTAATAATCCTGTAACAGTTCTGATTTGCTGATTCCTATGGTTTCAGCAATCGCTAGCCATCGTTGGAGCCAAGAGCCTGTGTCTGGAACTGACTGGCTAGCATCGGCTTGATCTTTTTCCAGACGCGCCCGAAAAAATCGGATAGATCGTTTAGCTCCCACCACGCCTCGAGCACATCAAGCAGTTCGGTCGGGGAGAGCGCCAACAGTTCTTCTTTCTCAACGCTCAGATATTGGCTTGCAAGGTCAATGATTATCTCAGGAGCATTAACCATGAGCTTGCCGGTCAAGTCAAGGACGAACCCGCTGTCGGCTGCCTTAGCTTGATTAATGACCGTTTGCAAATCCTCCCCCGGGAAGCATTTTTCCATGATCGTCATTGGCAGGTCTTGGATGTCCTGCATGGACGCAATGTACTTACCCACAGGGACCTTTGTCACGGGGATGCCGTGCACGGTTTTTTCCTTGGGTAGCGACAGGTCGATTGAACCTTTCTTTCTCTTAGAAAACATAATTCACCCCTTGTTTTAGTCGAAAACAAACAGCTGCCTCCGGGTGGAGACAGCTGTCAGCCTCTGTTCGTTTGCGAGCGGTATATTAGCCGCCTTCACCGCCGCCTTCACCGCCGCCAGGAACAACAGGCAACGAATCGATGGCTTGAATCCAGCCGAAGCCCTCCCCGAGCTCGGTATCCTTGACCTCACGATGCACGCCATCAATTTTTCGATGGAATGTCCTAAGATTAAGGATGTAAGGTGCGATCTCGTTGCTCTCACCCTTGGTGTTGTGATCCACTTTGACGCTCATGAGCTTAGCGACAGGGTGACGGAAGAGACGGTACCCGCCTTTGAACATCGCGGCATAAGCGAGCGCATATTCCGGCGCGGTGTCGATGTTGCGAGCCTGAAAAATTCCGGTCTCGCTTTCGTATAGTCCGCCAGTAAGCTTTGATTCAGTTTCGAGATCAAGCTCAGCGACGGTAATGGCGATGTCAGTGTACTTATAGTCCGATCCGGCGTCATAGACATCGTCGTCCGCCGGAATGTTGTATTCTTCTCTCTGGTCGTCTTTCGTGAGTTGCTGTGCTCCCGGGAGCGGCAAAAGCTCACCGACGGAATACGATTCTACCGTGTTGGTGACGATGGGGAAGAGGTTAATTTCTCTTAAGCCTTTCAATGCTTTTTTCTTAGCCATAATTTTTCCTTTCTGCTTAGATAGTTATAATCCGTCAGGTCCCCAGATGGAGACCTCGAAGTAGTAAGTGGTTCTGCCCCTGTTATCGCGCCCGAATGATTTCGGACGTCTTTTAGGGGCGCAATGACACCAGCGGTCCGGTGTCAGGTTGATAATTTGTTCTTCCGAGCCCGAATCCAGAAGATGAGACAGCTCGGTCGCGATCCTGTACGCTTCCTCAGCGGACGAATGACGTACCTGAATCTGCGTCGAACGCGTCAAAGAGCCGTCACTGGACGGGAGAGTGTTGTACACGAAGAGAGCGATCAGATGGTCAGGTGCCTCCGGCAGGTACTCATAAAAAACAGGGCCGTAGCCCTGTCCTTCAATGAATGTCTTGATGTCGTCAAAAAAATTCGCCATGAGCACCTCATTTCACGTCACGGATCGCTTGTCGCATCTCGTCCGCAATTCGCTTTTTCCATTTAGGCCGCTCTTCGTCGATCGCGTTCTCAAGGAATTTCGCCTCGCCGCCTTGAGGATGGACGAACTCCGTATGTTCATGCTGCACGATGGCATACTGATTGACATCTCCCTCGCGACCCGTTCCTCCACCTTCGACTGTATAACCGATCTCAAACTCAACTTCGGTCGCATCCGGAGTAGGGTCATAAGTTGTGGTTTCCGACACAGTGCCATCTTTTTTGCCTTCCATGTAGCGGACACCATTGACGCTCACATGACCGGACTCGCGCAAGGCGCCTTCTTCTACAGGTGTGCGTTCCACCGAATTCTTGAGCGTATCACCCAAACATCCGTAGATCGCGTTAGCGGACGAAGTGATCATCTCTTCCTCAAGCACCTTGAATTTCCGCCGCATGTTTTGCATAGCCTTCCGGTAGTCTGCGCTTGATTTAATCGCCCAGTTCGCCATGTCAGATAAACACCTTTCTCCGATGCTCCGTGCCCGCGAAAGTCACAGGTACAGTCACGTCGATCACGATGAACTTATCCTCGCCAATCGTGATTCGGTCACCGATCAAGACTGGTTCAAGAGTCGTCACTTGTGCTGTGCTGGTTACCTCCTGTCCCTCTTTATTCAGGACAAGACGGTTTTTAACCGACACGCGACAAGCGATGTCTTTCGGTTCTGCAAACGTGGATTCACCGTAAGCATTCATCCCCGTTTTTCGTTCCCAAGAAACGGTCTGATTCAACGCCAAAGCGACAAGATCACTCATAGACATGCAATTGGTCCTCCGCGATAGAGATACGGCAGGAGTAAAGCATAGGCTTCCTCAGAGAGACCGCCTCGCCTCGTTTGCTCTGTTTTACCCGCATCCAGCGACACGTCGAAGTCGTCAAGGTGATAGCGAGAGACTCCCGCATCCTTAAGCGACTGCAACGCGGATACTTCCTTGTCGGTTTTCAGATTGCTGTAAGCCTGCAGCACCACGGCGAGCTTTACATCATCCGGGATGCCTACATCTAGTCCATTGATCACGCGGGGGAATGCTTCCATCTGAGTTGGATCGCTTTTCCCGCCTTTGAACTTCAACCGATCTACGCGAAGTTGAGCGCCCATGAGCACCGCCAGTTGATCATCGTGAGATAACGCGATAAAAGAAGCGACTGCGTCACTTCCTTTGAACCTCTCAAGATAAGTTTTCGCCCCCTCAGGCGTCACATAGCAAGTAAACACGGGCGTCACCTCATTTCTTCTTGGATTTCGATTTCGGAGTTCTCACCGGTTTTTGAGTTTTTACAGGATCAACCGTTTCAGATTCGGGAAGATCAGGCGCGATGATTTGAATTCCGGCTCCACCTTCCTGGAGACGTTTGACCACGTCTGCCGAAGCTTCGAACTCCGTATCCGGAGGAATCACTCGGTCGCCGATTTTGACGGGACGAAAAGCTTTTACGATCATTTTCTACCGCCTTTCCTGGAAGAGGCTTTCGGCTTTTGCTTGGGCGCAGCCGTTTTAGCAACATGGACCCTTGCAATACCGTTTCTCACCCACCTCTTCGCCGTCGCCTCATCAACAGAGACCGAGGCGCCCTTCTTGAGCGCCCCGTAATCTTTGTGATAAGTGTTAACAAGCATGAGGACGATCATTATTCACCTCAACCTTCGCCGCCGCCTTCACCGCCGCCTTCACCGCCGCCTTCGCCGCCGCCTTCACCGCCGCCTTCACCGCCGCCTTCGCCGCCGCCTTCGCCGCCGCCTTCGCCGCCGCCTTCGCCACCGGCGTCACCACCGGCGTCACCACCAGTCGCAGCAGGCGCCAAAACGGCGAACGGATAGCGGTTTTCATCGCTCCATCCGGACAAAGGACGGACAGGGTTGGCGATCTGCCAGCCAAGACGCATGACCACGCGCAGCGCCACTGAGTCTTGCTGCGCAAGGTTCAACAGCACTTTACCGTTAGCGTCAGAAATGACTGCCTGGTCAAGAATCTTGTACGTCATGTCTTGGCGAATCGAATACACCGCTTGGTTCCAGTCACCGCCGATAAGCAATGCAATATCGGCATCCCAGCTGCCGTTCTTAATGAATTCGAGCGACTGTCCGTATAGCGTGGACGGTGTGCCGGCAGTCAGTGAAGGCTGGAACAACAGGCCGTGATTCTGGTCACGCA